GGATCACGAGGAAGAAGAAGAGGGATTCTGATGGCCGCAATGAACAAGGCGACCCGGTTCATTCTGCCGGGTACGACCGGAATCAAGTTCGTTCCGACGTTCGCCGACTACAAGACTCCGACGAGTTCGGAGCTCACCGCTGGAACCGACCTGATCGACCTGGCCGACATTGCCGGCTGGAACGTGACGGCGAACAACATCGACGCACCGGACTTCGAGTCCCTCTACACGCCGAAGGTTTCCGGGCTGACCAGCTCCGACGACTCGACCCTGACGTTCTACGGCGACAAGGACGGCGACGATGTGCGCACCGTTCTGCCTCGTGGCACGGAAGGGTTCATGGTGTTCGCCGATGGCGGCTTCGACGGGGACAACACGAAGATGGACGTGTACCCGATCTCGGTGTCGTCGGTCAGCAAGCAGCGTTCGCAGTCGGACGTGTTCAAGATCCAGGTCAGCTTCGCGATCACGCAGGAGCCGGCTGAGGATCTGACCATCCCCACCACCTGACCAATGCCTCGTCCAGAGGACCATCCTGATTATGGTGCTCTCGATTTCACCATTGTCGGCGGCCAGCACCTCGCGGAGATCGTGAAGGCCCTTGAGGCTGTCGGCAATGGTGAGCTCGCATCGGAGCTAAAGTCGGCGCTGCGGAAGGCGTCCCGTCCGATGGTGCCGAAGGTCAGGCAGGCCATTGATCGGATTCCATCGAATCATGACGGGACTCTGCGTGGCGAGATGAAGAAGGCCACGCATGTCCAGTTCAGATCATCGGGTCGTGAGGCCGGTATTACGGTCCGAGTGGATGGTCGAAGAATGCCGGCGCACAAAAGGACCCTGCCCGCCTACATGGAGGGCACCAAGCCTCGCTGGCGGCACCCGGTGTACGGCAATCCTGAAGTCTGGGTGCAACAGCCAGACAAATCATTCTTCTACAAGACCGTCACACCGTTCGGGGTGGAGGTCAAGAAGGACATCGACGCGGTTGCAGAACGCATCGCGAAGAAACTCACACCGTAAGGAAACATCATGGCTCTCTCGAAGGATCAGATCCTGTCCGCTGTCGACCGTCCGACTCGCACGGTGAATGTGCCGGAGTGGGGTGGTGATGTGGTGGTGCGGTCCATCTCTGCGAAGGAACGCGCCGACTACACCAATTCGCTGATGGAGTTGGACTCCAAGGGCGAGTACCGGTACAAGCCGGGTGATCTGAACTCGAAGCTGTTGGCCCGCTGCCTGGCTGACGAGGACGGCAACCGTCTGTTCTCCGATGATGAGATCGATGCGCTCGGTCAGAAGTCGGCGGCCGTCCTGGATCGGCTGTTCAAGGTTGCGGAAGAGATGAACGGTCTCGGCGACAAGGCGGTCGATGATGCGAAGGGAAACTCCGACGCCGCCCAGAGCGGCGATTCCTCTTCCGACTAGCCCATGAGGTGTTCCACTGCTCGGTGGAGGATGTGTTGGCTCGCACATCCTCCATGGAACTGATCGAGTGGAACGCCTATTTCACGATCCTCGCCGAAGAGGAAGAGATGCGCCAGGCCGGGACACCGGAGTCGAATCCGGACGCCTGGGAAGAAGTCTGAGCCAGACAACAACAACACATAGGAGGCGGCAATGGCTGGGATGAGCACTGCCGTCGCCTACGACGTAATTGCACGTGATAACGCCTCCAAGACGTTCCTGAAAGTTGCTGCGTCGGCAAAGGAGCAGGAGGCTGCGGTCAAGGCCGCGTTCAACTCGAACAAGCAGGTTGCTGCACGTGCACGGTCGACCATGACCGCCTCGCTGCGTGCGCAAGAAGCCGAGATGAACAAGGCTGCTGCGGCGGCACAAAAGTACGGTGCTGCGACCGCGAAGATCAACGCGAACCGTGCCGGTCTGAACGCGCTGGCCGGCGGCATGGCGAAGTTCGGCGCCGCCGCCGCGCTGGCGTTCGGTGTCGCGGTCAAGCAGTCGTTGGAGTTCAACGACGCCATGGCCAAGGTGGGCGCGTTCTCCGAGGATGCCCGCGAACACATGGGCGAGTTGAAGAAGGTTGCGCTCACTGCGGGCACGTCGATCGGTTTCTCGGCTACCCAGTCGGCCAATGCCATGGAGGAAATGGTTAAGGCCGGTCTGTCGACGAAGGACATGATCAACGGCGGTTTGAAGGGTTCCCTCGAGCTGGCCGCCGCCGGCCAGATCGACGTGTCGCAGGCGACATCGATCGCCGCGACGGCACTATCGCAGTTCCAGTTGCAAGGCAAGGACCTGCCGCATGTCGCTGATCTGCTCGCGGCCGGTGCGGACAAGGCTCTCGGCGGGGTCGAGGATCTTGGCGAGGCCCTGAACTACGGCGGTCTGGCCGCGCATCAGTACGGCGAATCGTTGGAGCAGACGACCGGCACTCTGGCCGCGTTCGCACAGAACGGTCTGCTGGGCTCGACTGCTGGTACGACGTTCTCGCAGATGCTGGCGAAGCTGGCTGGGCCGTCTGCGAAGGCTGCCGGGTTGATGAAAGAGATCGGCCTGAACGTCTATGACGCGAACGGTGATTTCGTTGACATGGCGACCCTGGCCGGCCGGTTGAAGACTTCCTTCGGGAAGTTGACTCCGGCGCAGCGGAACGCCTACGAGACGACAATTTTCGGTCAGCGCGCGATCCGTGGCGCGAACGTTCTGATCAAGGAAGGTTCGGCAGGGATTGCTGACTGGACGAAGAAGGTCAACGATCAGGGCTTTGCTGCGCAGACCGCTGCCCGGAAGATGGACTCACTCAAGGGTGATCTGACCAAGCTCAAGGCTGCATTCCAGACTGCGTTCATCGGCGCAGGTGATTCGTCGCAGACGCCGCTGCGTGGCATGGTGCAGGCGATCACTAAGGTCGCCGACGCCTGGAATAGCCTGTCTGACGAGGCGAAGGGCAACATCACCAAGATTGTCGGTGCGATGGGCCTGATCGGTTTGGGTGGTGCCGCGACGATCAAGGTGATCCTTGGTGTGGCGAAGATCCGCAAGGAGTTCACTGATCTCGGTTTGCCGACGGGTCCGATCTCGGCTATCAAGAAGATCCGTGATGCGTTGAAGGCGTTGCAGGCTTCGTCTGTGGCTATGTCTGGGCTTGGTTTGGCTGCTGGTCCGGTTGCAGTGGCGTTGGGTCTGGGTGTTGCGGCGCTGGTCAAGTGGAAGCAGCATCAGGACGCGGTGAATCAGTCCGCCACGGATTTCGATTCCGTCCTGGATGAGATGACCGGCAAGATCGACGCGAACACTGCCGCGTTGAACAAGAACGTTCAGCAGAAGACGATTGCAGAGCTGAACGACAAGGGCGCCTATCGAGCCGCGGCCGATCTTGGCATCAAGTACAACGATGTGACCCAGGCGGCGTTGGGGAATGTTGCGGCTCAGAAGCGGGTTGCGGATGCGACCGGCGCCGCGGTTGGGAAGCAGCGTGAAGGGTCACTGTCGGCTGCTGGGTATGCGTCTGCGAACAAGGACAGCAGTGCTGCGGTCGGTGCGAACGCTTCGGCGGCTCGGAAACTGAACGAGGCTCTCGGCACGACCCGTGAGGGCATGGCGAAGTCGATTCAGAAGCACAACGACGCGACGAAGGCGACTAAGGAAGCAACTGAGGCGACCAAGACCTCCTCCAAGTTCCACGAGTTCGCAACCGAGTCTTACAAGAAGACTGCGGATGCGGTCAAGAAGGAACAGCAGGCGTTGGAGGAAGAACGCGACGCCATGATCAAGTCGGGCAATGCTGCGATCGGTGCCTCGAATGATCATATCGCGTTCAAGAATGCTGTCGCGGATGCTCAGGCTGCGTTGAAGAAGAATGGTGCGACCCTCGATGAGAACACGAAGAAGGGCCGCGACAACCGGACCGCGCTGAACAATGTTGCATCGTCGACGCTGGCCTATGTCAACGACCTGATCAAGAACAAGGCGTCGATCGATAAGCAGACTTCGGCGATGAAGCAGGGTCGCAACGAGTTCATCAAGACCGCCCCCAGATGGGGATGACGAAGAAGAAGGCCAAGGAGCTTGCCGACCAGTACGGTCTGATCCCGAAGGGTGTGCAGACGAAGGTCACCACCCCAGGTGCGGATGCGGCGAAGAAGGCGATCGACGGCATCCATGCGGCGATCAAGGCCGTGAACTCGAAAACTGTGCAGGTCAAGTACGACACGGTAGTGAATGGCCACACGGTCGATGTTGGCGGCGGCGGCAAGTGGGTGATGCA